ATAATGATAATCCATACACTCTATATTGTATTCCCAAAAATCTATTCCTGTATTAGTCATACTACTAATAAATCTACCTAAACTCTCCCAATTAGTTTTAGTGTTTAGATATTGGTGTGGTTTCATATAATCAAAATCTATAGCAAATTGTGTAATAATATCTCTAAACTCGTTAATAGTCATAATTTTACTCCAGTCAATATGCTTAAATGTTTCCCATTCGGCATCAATTAGTTTTTGTTTTTCTTTCATAATAATATTTCTAATATCCCTATTACCAAATACCTTTTCAATAGAACAATCTTGTTCTTCAACCTTTTTTACTACCTTCAATTTCTTTTTCTTTTTCTTTTTAGTTATTTGTTTTTTAAGTTCATTAGTAATTTTTTCCATCTCAATTTGTAGAGATAGTTGTTTCTCACTCTCTACCCAGCGTTTCAATAGTGTTTTCTTGTAATCCATTTGTTATACTTATATATGAAGACAAAACCTTATATAATTTTATCTGTATTTTATTATAGATTTTATTCTGGAATGTCTATCAAGTCAAAATTTCTGTAGTATCTCTCCTTTTTAGGTTTAAAATTATCTATGAATAAAAAGTCGTGTTTATTATTACCCCACGCGATTTTTAATAGTTCGTTTTGTTGTGTTTTTGTTAAATCGCCAAGTAGTTCATTTTTTATAGTATCAAGTTCTTTTTGGTTCTCACTTCGAAAGACTATAATATTGGACATATTCAACCTAAGAGCCATAGGAACCATATTATATTTCTGGGAAGTTATCATTATAGATAGTCCTGCTTTACCATCTTCATTATTATTTTGTGTAGTATGGCGTCTATTGAGTATAGTTCTACATAATATTTTAGAGCGTGTTAAATCTCTTACACTATCATCTAATATAATAAGATTATTTAGATTTTCGCCATTTAGTTCTTCATTCAATATATCTTCTAATAATCCATCCGTATATTGATTAAACATTCTATCTTCATTTAGATTGAGTTTTTTAAGAGGTAGAGTTTGTAATGATGGAGATATTAAATAAATATGGTCGAAGTATCTATAATAAAATCTGGGAGTATTTGGTTTTTTTTTAGTAGGGTGAGATAATAATAGACTATTCCATAATGTAGATTTTCCAGAACCAGGCTGACCCACTATTAAAAAAGCAAATGATTTCGCAGGTAATGGCTTAGATGGAATATAAGGCAAATCATCTAAACTATCAATATCCATAACAACTGGGGGAATGTGTGTTAATTTACTATTTGGAATTACTTTCATTTTATTTATATTTAAATGATATTATTATATCATAATATTATATAATGAATACTCAACAACCCAATAATGTAGAACAAGTAGCACAAACACGAGAGGCACTCCCATCTTCTATGAGATATGCTTTAGGAAATGCTGACGCCATACCAAGTAGCACTACCGAGCGTATGTTCGCAGCGAATAATGGAAATTCGTTTTCTCCTACGACAACTAACGAAATACGCATTCCAGTTCAAGCAGGTGAAGGCTTCTTAGATACTGCTAAACATTATTTATTTTTTACCATTACAAATAACGGCACTACCGCCGCTTCTCGTCTTGATGGTGATATATCCTGTATAATCAACCAAATTCGCATAGAAAGTCAAGGTGTAGAATTAGAACGATTAGATGATTACGCCTATTATCATAATTTACATAGTCTTTGGAACGCCAGTTATACTGATAGGGAATTAAGAAATGGTAAGGCAGGTGGTCCAACTCCAGCAGTAGATGGGGCAACAACTGGATTTGAATTAGCAGCAGCAGCGGTTGGAAATTTCTGTGTCCAATTAGATAGTGGTTTTTTGATGGGTCATCATAAAAAAGCACTACCAATGGGTATGGCGGAATTCACAATTGTGATTCGGTTAAATACGGCAGCTGTAGCACTTGTAGCACACGCCGACGCAGCTGCTCACGCATACACAATTACAAATCCACGATTTTACTGCCCTGTATATAAAATTGAAGATATGAATGTATTGAACCAATACAAAATGTTAGCATCTCAGCGTGGTATCAGTTGGTCTGGTGATACTAATAAACTATATATGGGTTCTTTGACTACCGCTGCTGGAAAACAAACTATCCAAATCAACGATAGGTCATTATCTCTTAAAGGTCTAATTACAGGAAAACGCCCAAGCGCTACTTACCAAAATGTAAGGGCTTACACTAACTCCGCATCTAACTTAACTGGAATAGACCAATATCAATACCAAATCGCTGGTTTGAACTATCCTCAAGTCCCCGTAGATATTGTTATCGCTACAGCAGCAACAAATATCGGTAGAGCATACGACCAATGCTTAAAAACATTCGCAGCCCCTGGTTTCGCTCATAGTGAGCCACTTGTTAATAGAGCCAAATTCACTAAAGCAGACCCTGGAGCAGCTGTAGCACTTGGAGAAGGCACAGCTGCTGGACAAGGTGTAGTCTGTATTGACCTAAGGAGATTTGATGATGAACGATTATCTTATGTTGGGCTTAATACAGCCAGAAATGCCTCACCAAATATTTTAGAAATAACTGCTGGAACTGGTATGGTAGCGTCTACTACATCTACATTTGCCATCTGTGAGGCGGAATACACTATGTCCAGTAATGGTTCATTATCAGTTGTAGTCTAAAAAATATTTAAAGATAATTAGTTATTATTAGTTATTATTATGAATTCTTACGCAAAAACTAAAATATACAAAATAATAAGTAGTAATACAGATAAATATTATATAGGTTCTACTAAAGAACATTATTTATCAAGTAGATTAAAGAACCATAGACACGATGCTAAAATAAAAAAAGGTATTACGAGTAGTGAAATAATAAATGCTGGTGATTATAAAATAGTTTTAATAGAAAACTACCCTTGTAATAGTATTGAGGAGCAAAAACAAAGAGAACAATACTATTTAGATTTGTATAAAGATGATGAAAATTTAGTAAATAAATTAAATGCTAATGGTAGAAATAAAGAGAAAAAAAAAGAATGTGATAAAAGAAATTATATTAATAATAAACAAACCTATATTGATTATAGAGAAAATCATAAAGAAGAAATAAAAATACAAAGAAAAAATCACTATGAAAAAAACAAAGCAAATATATTAGAAACACGCAAAATACAAATAGAATGTCCTAATTGTGGTTGTATGACAAGAAAAAGCGATATATCCAGACATAAAAAAACTAAAAAGTGTATTAACTATAAAAATAATATCTAACATATATATATATAATGGAAAGTATTAACGAAAACGAAGAATTAAAAACTATAGAATATGATAAAGATAATTTAATTGAAGAAGTAGATGATAGTTGGATTAGATTAGAAGATAAATTATTATTATTAAAATATTTAAAAGACCTAACTGCTATTGAATATTCTTGGGCTGATAAAGCGTTGGAGCAATCTATCATATTAAAAAAATATTATTCTACCATAAAGGTAATGGATAAACAACAATACTTAAATGATATAGAAAATCCAGTTAAGTCTGTCTTATCATTAATAGATTAAAAACCCCAGTCTTGATTTTCTCCCTATGATAGAATTGATAAGAATGATAGAAAAAACGAGATTTTTAAAACTTTCACTATAACAACAATTAGAAAATAACCTTTTTTTATTTTTCCATTTAGAATTTATTTTTTTGGAAAGTTTTTATCATTTTTATCATAATTTTCATTTTATAAATCATAATGGTCTATAAAATGAAAATATGAAATTATCATTATGGTCTTCGTATTTTATCACCCATTCTATCATATCATATTAATTCTATCATAGTAAGATAATTAGACTGGGGGTTAATAATCAATCTAAATATAATAATATCTCAATAATATATTAATGGGTATTATGTCTTATCTTTATAATGCATATTATTTTGATGAGGAAGAAATAGAAGGAGGAAAAAAACAGATAGATTTTTTAGAAAAAAGAATATTAGATATGGTAGATAAACCTAACCTAACTGGAGAACAAAAAGCAGATAAAATAGTTAAAATTAGACAAACTATAACCGCTCTTAAATATTATTACTCAATAGATTAGATTATTTATATTTCTACCTTTATTTTTACATTATGTTCTTTTTCATAGTCCTTTATTGCTTCTTTTAATGTAGGTTTAGACCAGAGCAGTTTTCTGCTGTGGTATATTCCAGAGTGTTTAGAATTATAATTTCGGTCGTTCTTATGGCGTGCTATCCATGCATCTTTTTTCTTTTGGTCTTTATGGTCTATAAATGTTTTACCAACATCACTGGCGAAATGATGAGAGTGCTTAAACTTAGGCATTTCTATTAGAAACCTTTTACCTTTTCTATTTGATTTTTTAAGTATATATGTATCCATTATATACTAATACTTTTGTTTTTTTTTAAGATGGGTTTTATCAATTTTATGTGCTTTACTATTAGGATTTACAGCAGCATATACTCTCGCATAACTCCATTGTTCTGGACTTTTTACATTTTTTCTAACAGATTGTGGATTAGATTTATATGCACCCTTTCCCTTAGAGAATATGGTTTTTAATCCACTTAGTTTATATCCACTTAACCTTGATATATCTTCAATACTATTTGATTTAT